AGGGAAAGAAATGTCCGTTAAGACAGATCAAACGTCGATTGATCCCGCAACATTAGGCGCAGGCGCAGCAAAGCTTGCGTTATCATTTTTACCTGGCTCAGGAGAAGCCATCGCTGCCGAAGATTATTTTAAAGAAGTTGATAAGTTTCAAGAAGCTCAAAAGAAGGGCGACGTCAAAGGAATGACAGGAGCAGGAATCATGGGCTTCTTAGCAGGAGTCGGAACGCTACCGATCATCGGCTACGGGCCGCGAATCATCAAAGGCGTATATAAAGGCGGAAAAGATATTTACAATGCCTTTAGAACAAGTCGAGCGAATAAAGGCATCGAAGATTTAGCGATGCCTGAAGCAAACGAGATCGAAGAACTCACCACAAGTATGCTACCCGTGATTCAAGAATCACGGACCGTGAGTACGCTCAAAGAAAAACCATCAGCGGTACCTATCGGCGATACTGATATCCCTACAGGGTTTATGCAAGATGATGTTCCGTTCTACTCTCGAGGTTTAGAAGTCTTGGACAATTTAGATTACAAGACGTTTGCTAAATCAGGAACCGTGGAGCGTATTCGTCCTACTCTCAGCACGAAAGATGAAAGTTTAACTGCAGCAGAATGGTCAGCGATCTTTAAAAATAATCGAGTCCCTCAACAAGAATTAAATGAAACTGGAGTTCAAACATTATTAGATACAGCAAAAGCTTCAGGAGAAAGAGTGGATGTCAGTACAGTTCGACAACTCTTTATTCAAAATCCAATTCGTAATGTCACTGTTGCGGAATATGGTGGTCCTGAGGTAGCTAAGGTTCTTGCCCCTTTAAATAAATTATTTAATGAAACAGCAGCAACAGCAGCTCGAGTTGATGGAGAACTAGCAACAGGGGGAGCGGAATATAGTCAAAGAATACTCGATGATCTTGATGCTTTTGAAGATGACATCGGAGCTCTTCGAGCAGGAACTAGATCATCGGTTAATGTTTTTGAAGACAACCGTACAATGTCTCTGCGAGGATTTACAAATCAACGAGAGCGAATACCTTTACTAGAAGAAAAATATGAAAGATTGTTTGGAGAGTTTCCAGAACTCAAAGAACTTTTTGATACAGCAAAAGCAGAATTATTAACAGGAAGATTTAGTGAAGAGGCTTTAGCAGGAACAACAAGATTCCCAAGAGCAGCGAAGTTTGAAGATTCAAGTTATACTTTGCCTGGTGGAGATGATTATGGTGAATTTGTTTTCAAAGCCAAAGTACCGGAGGGGCAGAAAGATGTAACGTTTAGTCAGCACTTCCCTGATGAAGAAAATCCTATTGCTCACGTTCGCTTTGACACACGAAAGATTGTTAATCGTGGTGATGATGCCATTGATATGAACGAAGGAGATGAAGTTTTATTTATTCAAGAACTACAATCCGACATTCATCAAAAAGCAAGAACAAAGGATATGATGTCTAATCCTGAGATTGATAACATTCTCAGTCAAAAAGTTGTCAAACAATTCCAAGCATCAAACAAAGATATTGATAAAACAATTAAAGCATTAGCAGCACAAGGTTATGATATTACTCCTGAAGAACTCAACCAACTTCAAAAATTAATTAAACAGGAATCTGAAAATATTAAATTATTAGAAAACGTCACACCTTCTTCTGGACCGCAAGGAGATAAGATGCCATTTGCTCCGTTACAGGGAGAAGAAGCTTGGGCTGATTATGTGATTAAGTTTATGGCAAACAAAGCATATCAAGGCGGAAAGAAATGGCTAGCTATTGCTCCTGCGGATGTTGTGTCTCCAAGAGATACAAACTTTATATCGGAAGGGAATGCTCGTTTCTATGGAACAAGTGATTTAAAATCTGTTGATGCTGCTCCTCGTTATGATCCAAGATATCCAGGAGAAAAACAAAGCTATCGTCCTCGAGATGAAGATTATAAAACAATTAAATCAGGGGAAATGGTTCTTCCTAAAATTTTAAAGAATCTTTCAAAAATTGATCCGAAGAGAGATCCTGCAAAGATAACAACAATCACTATCAATACACCTGATGGCCCTCAAAAGGTATTAGCTTTAGAGATCGATGATCGTTTTGATCGACCTTTCATGCTATATAAACGCTCAGGCGGTATTGTAAGTCTACCAATAAAATGGTAATAACTAATAATGGCTGAAAAACAAAATCCCGTAAATAATATTGAACGTATCGTTGAGATGCAAACTGAAACCGTCGAGCCTAATGCTCGTGAAGTTGAATTAGATAAAGTCGAAGCATTAGAAAATAATGTTTTAGAAATGGACGACGGCTCCGCTTTTGTGGGAGAAGTCGAAGGATTATTTGAAGAGGAAATGGGGGAGGATAATTTTTATTCTAACCTTGCCGAAGAGATTGACGAACAAGAGTTAATGAGATTAGCTGATGAGCTTTCTCAAAAATATAAAGAAGATAAATCCACAAGAGAAGATTGGGCAAAATCTTACACCGATGGTTTAGAACTTTTAGGTTTTAATTACACCGAACAAACTCGACCCTTTAAAGGTGCAAGTGGTGTGACTCATCCTCTTTTAGCAGAATCGGTCACACAGTTTCAAGCACAAGCAATCAAAGAGCTACTTCCAGCAGGTGGTCCTGTTCGTGCACAGGTGGTGGGAGCTACAAATCCTGAAGTAAACTCTCAAGCACAGCGTGTTCAAGATTTTATGAACTATCAAATTACAAACATCATGGAAGATTACACTCCTGAGATGGATCAAATGTTATTTTATCTCGCTCTTGCAGGTTCTGCTTTCAAAAAAATCTATTTCGATGCTCAAATGAACAGAGCAGTCGCTAAATTTGTTCCTGCGGAAGACTTGGTAGTGCCTTATGGAGCCACGGATCTTGAGTCTTGTGAAAGAATTACACAAATGATTCGTATGTCCGAGAACGATTTACGTAAAAAACAGGTTATGGGCTTCTATCGAGACGTCGAAGTGTTCCCAACAGATCAAGAACAGAGCTCGATTCAAGAAACTTACGACAAATTAGACGGCGTTAAGGGTATGGGCAACGATGAAGAGATGACTTTACTCGAAGTTCACTGTGATTTAGACCTGATTGGTTACGAAGACAAGGATGAAAGCGGTGAAGAGACAGGAATTAAGCTGCCTTACATCGTGACCATCGACGAAGGCTCAGGAAAAGTGCTTTCAATCTATCGAAATTACAGCGAAGAAGATCCTTTAAAAGAGAAAAAACAATATTTTGTTCATTACAAGTTTTTACCAGGCTTAGGATTCTATGGTTTTGGTTTAATTCACATGATTGGTGGTTTATCAAGAACTGCAACTCAAGCTTTACGTCAATTATTGGATGCAGGAACTCTTGCAAACCTCCCTGCGGGATTTAAAACCCGTGGATTGCGTATTCGAGACGACGATCAACCGTTACAGCCAGGAGAATTTAGAGATGTAGACTCTCCAGGAGGCATGATCCGTGAATCAATCATGAATTTACCCTATAAAGAGCCTTCTCAGACACTATTTGCGTTGATGGGCTTCTGTGTAGACGCAGGAAGACGCTTTGCAGCGATTGCTGACCTTCAAATTGGAGAAGGAAATCAAAATGCAGCTGTCGGAACCACTGTGGCACTCTTAGAAAGAGGCACACAGGTCATGTCAGCGATTCATAAGCGCTTACACTACGCACAAAAGATTGAATTTAGACTTTTAGCTGAGGTATTCAGAGATTTCTTACCTCCAAGTTATCCTTACAAGGTTGTGGGCGGTGAAAAAGAAATTAAAACAGAAGATTTTAATGATGATGTGGATATTATTCCAGTATCTAACCCTAATATTCATTCTTCTGCTCAACGAATTGCGATTGCACAACAAGAACTGCAATTAGCAATGGGAGCTCCTCAGATTCACAACATTAGAGAAGCATATCGTCGAATGTACGAAGCTTTAGGAGTCCGAGAGGTTGATAATTTATTAATTCCACAAAAAGAGCCAATGGCAATGGATCCCGCTATGGAAAATGCTCAAGCTTTAGCCTTAGCTGAACTGAAAGCTTTCCCTGGTCAAGATCATGATGCTCATATTCAAGCTCATTTAATTTTTGGTTCTTCTCCAATGGTAATGGCACAGCCACAAGCTGCAACAGAATTACAAAAACATATCTTGGAGCATATCTCAATTAAAGCAAAAGAGATTGCAACTGCGGAACTTGAAGGATACCCACCAGGCATGAATGAAGAGCAGTTACAAGTTCAATTGAATGCTCGTATGGCACAATTGATTGCTCAGTTTATGAGTGAGTTAAAACAAGCTTCTGCTGAACTATCTGGTCAAGGTGGTCCTGATCCTCTTGTCCAACTCAAACAACAAGAGTTACAATTAAGAGCACAGAAAGATCAAGCGGATGCTCAGATCGATGCACAGCGTATTGCACTCGAACAAGAGCGTATTAAACGTAATGATCAAAATATCCAAAAGAAGATTAACTCTTCTGAAGATATTGCTGAACTTCGTGCTCGAGTTAATATTGAAAAATCAAAGGGTAGATAATGTCTGTTGATGTTAAAAAACTGTTATCGAGAACAACTCTCTATAAACCCAATAAGCTAATTAAATCAAAGAGTGTCAATATTCCTGGTTTAAAGAAGACAAAAACAACGGCAAAGAAAACCACCAAGAAAAAAACTCCACAAACAGGTAAAAATCGATATAATCAAACGATGACCGCTGGCGCACGATCAGGGGTTGGAAGATTACAAAAAATAAAAGGGATGGCTTAATATGAATAAAAAACGTAAAGCAGAAGACGAGAGCATGGAAGCTCTTGAAAAAGAAAAAATAAAATCAAGAATGGCTAAGTATGTCGGTAAAGCGATGGTTCCAGGAACAGGTAGACTGTTAGGTGATGCTATGCCAAAGCAGGACAAACCTATAAAAAAATCAATTGGCGGAAAAGTTGTGGAAACCTCTATGCCTGGTCGTTCAGGACCTAGCACTATG